TCGATTACAAACTTAGTTCCATGTGACCGGCCGTCCCAGAACGCCAGCACAAGGTCAGCGTTTTTGATAATTGTGATATTGCGCTTCAACGGTGCGGAGCGTCCATATTTTTCGTATTCCGGCAAAAACTCAGTCAGTTTGATCCCGTTTGCCAGCGCGTATTCTCTTGCCGATGTATCCACACCCCGTGCACCACCTGAAACGATCTCCGTAACGCCCTTCGGCAGGTATTTTCTCAGGTTGGGAACGGATAGGCCGCGTGAACCGATAACAGCTACCTTCATACATCCGATCCCGTTTCGCCGTCTATGTATGCCGCCCACTTAACGTAAGCCTTCAGTTCCGGAACTATCAGAATGCCATCCTTGCATCCATATTGGCAAATGAGCAGGCAGCGAAAGGTTGCTCCTTCGCCGCAAAGTGCGGCATTGTCCTCAATAAACTGCCTGTCCGCCAACAGGTCCGTGATAAAATTTTCATACTCGATGCCGCTCAGACTTATTGTTTTTACAACTTCATAGGCTGTTTCGTCTTCGGGTATATGAGGACGCCTTAAATCTTCGATGCGTCGCGGCTTATAAATAAAAAGTGCTTTGCCTTTCTTTTTCATTTCTGATCACCTCCAAAATATTGTGTACTTAATTTAAGTACATCGACCACATTGTACCATAAGAATTACTTAAAATGAACTCATAATATCTTATATTAAGTATAAATTAAGGCGAGGTGATTTTATGGATATATCAAAAAAAGAGAAAGACAAGCATCTTGGGCTTCGTATCGACAACGAGCTGCACTATAAACTGCATTACATTTCACAATACGAGGGGCGTTCAGCGAATGGACAGGTCATATACCTGATTCGCCAGTACATCGACCAGTTTGAAAATGAGCACGGTATCATAGAGGTACCGGAGGAAAAATAGTTCAGCACATGGGCGTGGCTTATACCGCGCCTTTGTTTTTTGCGCCTATTTCCTCGTAGGCAGCCTTCAACCCATTCCGCAGAAGAAATACATCGTCCGCATTACCCCTTGTCTCGATATACCGTTTTACAATGACGTCACAGTATTTTTCGTCGAGCTCGATCATGTCGCAGATACGCCCGGTCTGTTCGCAGGCGATGAGAGTGGAGCCGCTGCCGCCGAAGGGGTCGAGCACGATGCAATTCGACATGCTGGAGTTGAGAATCGCATAGGCCAGCATGGTCACTGGCTTCATGGTCGGATGGTCGGCGTTTTTCTTGGGCTTGTCGAATTCCCAGATGGTGGACTGCTTCCGATCGGAGTACCATTCATGCTTTCCGGATTTCTTCCAGCCGAACAGGATCGGCTCATGCTGCCACTGATAGGGCGAGCGGCCGAGGACCAGAGACTGCTTCTTCCAGATACAGGTGCCGGACAAATAAAAACCGGCATCCGAGAAGGCCCTGCGAAAGTTCAGCCCTTCGGTGTCGGCATGGAATACATAGATGGAGGCGTCCTGCGCCATTGCTTTTTCCGTATTGGTGAAGGCGTCGAACAGAAACTGATAAAACTTGTCGTCCGCCATGTTGTCGTTCTGGATTTTCCCGGCGCTGCCTTCGTAATTTACATTGTAGGGCGGGTCGGTTACCGTGAGGTTGGCGAGCTTTCCGTCCATCAGGAGGGCGAAGGTGTCCGCCTTGGTACTGTCGCCGCAGACGAGGCGGTGATTGCCGAGCATCCACAGGTCGCCGAGCTTCGTGACGGTGGGCTTTTTCAGTTCTTCGTCGATGTCGAAATCGTCCTCTTTTACATTCTCCGCCGCGCCGGAGAGCTTGTTTAGTTCCGCGTCGGTGAAACCGAGCAGAGAGACGTCAAAGGCGTCCGCCTGCAGGTCGGACAGCTCGACCGCCAGCATTTCCTCATCCCAGCCCGCGTTCATGGCGAGACGGTTGTCCGCGAGGATGTAGGCGCGTTTCTGCGCTTCTGTCAGGTTCTCCGCAAACACGCAGGGAACCGTTTTATAACCTTCCTCTTTGGCGGCGGCCACACGGCCGTGCCCGGCGATGATGTTGTAGTCGCTGTCGATGATTACGGGAGAGACAAAGCCGAACTCCCGGAGACTGGACCGAAGCTGCGCGATCTGCTCTTTGCTGTGGGTGCGGGCATTCCGGGCATAAGGCACCAGCTTGTCGATGTCCACTTTTTCGAAGCGTTCTGTATTCGCCATTGGTTATTTTCCTTTCCGCGCCGTGAGCAGGCGCTCCATCAGGTCGTCCTGCGGATTGTCGCCGCTGTAACCGGCGGCGCAGTTTTCCTTTACGATCTGAAAAATCTCGGCCCAGTCCGCGCGGGTCTGGCTCTTGAAGCTGTTTGCCATCGTGACGTAGGGCGAGGCGATGGCGTTGCCGGTGGTGGGGTGTTTTGCGAGAAAGCCGTATTCCGTGATGGCTTCCTCGCACTGAATCCAGCGGGCCGCGCTCATGGCGTAGCGTTCGATGGAATCCGGCGGAATGAGATGCACGCAACCGCGTTCCGACAGCCACTGCCAGACTGATTTGTAAATCTCGGCTGCGAGCAAAGCCTTGCCATTTTTCTGGACCGCCGAGAGCATCTCTTTTGGCTCCGGCATATCCTGACCGCGCAGGTCCGCAGCGTTTTTGAATTCCATAACGGTGAGTGGGTGCTTGCCCGGATTGCCGTCCGCGAGCTTGTCTGCCAGCGGCTTCCGTTTTGCCCCGGCACCGGCTCTGACGCCGCCACGGTTTGTACCATCTTTGGCCATGCGGCAATTCCTCCTTCCTCAGCGGGGTCAATATACCGTTTGATTCTGCGTTTTAGCGAACGTGACCCCACGGCCGCTCCCCAGCGCGGCTGGTGTAGAGATTTTGACCGCCCCTACCGGTCATGCCAGCGGTCACCCATCTTTGCAGTGATTCTCGAATGGCATTCATGGCATAAGGCTTCGAGGTTACTATCAATGTGTGTGCCTCCGCGTGAGAGCGGGAGCCTGTGATGAACTTCGGTTGCGGGAGTATAAACGCCGCGTTTCAAGCACTCCTCGCAGAGAGGATGGGCGGCAATGTATCTGTCGCGAATGCGTTTCCACGCTCGGCCGTATCGCTTCTTCTCGACGGGATCGCGTTCGTACCGTTCGTACTGCTTGTCGACCAGCTTCTGGTGTTCCTCACAGTAACGGCCGGGCACCAGCTTCGGGCAGCCGGGATAGCGGCAGGGCGTCAAAGGTTTGTGCGGCATGGCTGCCTCCTTTCCGGGCAAAACAAAAGCCCCCACGGGTTTTGTCCCGTGAAGGCTTTGTCGTTTTACAACTTTCTATGTTACCAGTATACACTGGCCAGTCGTGAAAGTCGTCCGCGATATTACTCACCGCTTGCCGTAGAGAAGTGTGGACAGCCGGTCGAGCGCGCGGTTCTTCTTGTTGTACGCAGAGGACCGCTCAATGTGAAAATGGTCGCAGATGTTGTAGACCGCGTCGATCTGCTTTCCCTCGTCACACATATAAAACTCCCGCAGCACGTACTGCTCGTCCTCAGTCAGGTTTTCCCACGCTGGCTGGAACCATGACATGTACTCCAGCGCCTGCCGGTAGCGTTCCTTCAGAACGTCGATCTCCTCGATGCCGTTCAGAATGCGCTGCTCACCGGCCTGCGGGTTGTGGACGTGGGGCATCCCGTCAAAACCGGGGCTGCGGACGCTCTGCATCTTTTCGTGTTCCGCCCGGATGTCGTCGTCCGTGTGTTCCAGAATGAATTGCATGCTGCCGTAGTCCTTGAGAGCGTCCAAGGCGGCAGCCCGTTTGTTTAGATATTTCCATGCTATCTGCATAACCGCACCTCCGTAATGATAAATTGGAATCCACTCGGATTGGCACGGATTTTCAAAGGCTGTCTTTAGATTTTCAGGTCCGCCTTCACGGCGTTGATGAGAGCCGCCTGCGTGCTGTCCTTTTTCGACAAGGCTTTCAGAATGCGGCTGTCAATGGTTCCCTTCGTAATGATGTGCTGAATTACCACAGTTTCTGCGGCCTGTCCCTGTCTCCACAGGCGGGCGTTGGTTTGCTGATAGAGTTCCAGCGACCAGGTCAGCCCGAACCAGATGAGTGTGGAGCCGCCGCTTTGCAGATTCAGCCCGTGTCCGGCCGAGGCGGGATGCACAAGGGCTACAGGCAGCTCGCCGTTGTTCCATCTGCGGATGCTGTCGGACGTGTCAAGGCAGGAGAACGGGATGTGGAGCTTATGCAGGCGCTCGGAGATTCTGGCGAGATCGTGCTTGAACCAGTAGGTTACCAGCATGGGCTTGCCGTTTGCCGCTTCGATCAGGTCCTCCAGAGCGTCCAGCTTCCGGTCATGGATGTGGATGACGTCGCCGGTGTCTGAATAAACAGCGCCGTTCGCCATTTGGCACAGCTTTCCGGAGAGGGACGCCGCGTTTGCTGCTGCAATGTCGCCGTCCGGAAGCTGCAGGACCAGATCTTCTTTCAGATCGTCATACCGTTTCTGCTCATCATCCGATAAGCGGACTTCGCACTCGGTGCTGATGAGTTTTGGCATCTTGAGATGATCCGTCGATTTCATGGAGATCGTGATATCCGAAATACGGCGGTAGATTTCTGCCTCCGCGCCGGGCAGCGGCTTGTAGGAATAGATGATCTGGCCATTTCGCTTATCCGGCTGGAAGAAGTTGTTCCGGTACTCGCCGATAAAGTGGCCGAGGCGATGGCCCATGTCCAGCAGCCGGAACTCGGCCCACAGATCCATCAGGCCGTTGGAGGAAGGGGTACCGGTCAGCCCGACGATGCGCCGGACACGCGGTCGGACCTTGACCAGCGCCCGGAAGCGTTTTGCCTGATGGCTTTTGAAGGACGAAAGCTCGTCCACCACGACGGTATCGTAGTCGAAGGAAACGCCGCTGCTCTCGATGAGCCACTGGACATTTTCGCGGTTGATGATGTATATATCGGCTGGCTTTTGGAGTGCTGCTTTGCGTTCAGCTTCATTGCCGACAGCCACGGAGCAGATGAGGTTCCGAAGGTGATCCCATTTATCCGCCTCGGACGACCATGTATCCCGTGCCACTCTGAGAGGTGCGATCACAAGAATCCGATGTGCCTCAAAACTGTCAAACAGCAGGTCGTTCAGGGCCGTCAGCGTGATTGAAGTTTTCCCAAGACCCATATCAAGCAGAACGGCGGATACTGGATGCGTTTCGATATAATCGATGGCGTATTTCTGGTATTCATGGGGTTCGTATTTCATCCAGTATCCCTCCGATCTGACGAACGTCATCCAGTACATAAACCTTGAAGCCCAGCCGCCGAAGCAACTCATGCCTTGCCGTCTGCAGCGGACGTGGAACCTTGCCGGGGGCCTTTACTTCCACGAAGGCCATGCGGCCACCCGGCAGAAGTACGATGCAATCCGGCATCCCGTCATATCCGGGAGACACGAACTTCGGCGCAATGCCGCCCAGCATTTTTGCCGCCTGTGTTAGTTTTGCTTCGATCCGTTTTTCTCGCATTTTCAGGTCCTCCATCAGGAATTTTAAGAGGGGGTGTTGACCTCGACGACCTCGCTACATAAACTTTTTCTTATACAATTTTTTATGTCCCTAAGAAAAGTTCCAGTAATAGAGGTCGTCGAGGTCAACATTTGTTTCTATTTCAGAAATTCATCGAAGTCACCGTCGTCTGTTTTCAGCCGCAATCCAATAAAGAATCGCTTGCCTCTGGGATTAATTCGCTTAAAGCCCGCGTTCTCCAGCGCAAAGTAGAAATCTGCGGTGCTGCGGACATATTCGTTCGTGTCGATGCTGTAATTGCGGTACGCTTGATACAACGACCCAGAGCCTTCCCTGTAGCTGGGATCAAGATCGCATTTGTCCTCAAGAAAATGACCAAACCAGTCGTTCTGCGCCCGGTATTCATCAATGGCTTTCCGCACGCATGCCGGAATCGGGATCTGGTAATTCAGCGCAATGACCTTCTGGGCACCTTCGATGATCCAAGTGAGGATGCTTTCACCGGCGTTGTTGTAAAGATACTCGCCGTAATTCTTGATGTCGCTGGTGCCTTCAATCTTGGCGTCGAACGGGATGACGATCAGCCTGCGCCAGATACCGTCGTCGGAGGCGCTGACTTTTGGCAGGTGATTGGTATAAAGCACCAACGTATGGCAGGGCGTGAAGCTGAACGGGTCCTTGTACTTTTTCTCAGCGAAAACATCATCAGTGGAGCAGAGCTGCTTGACGGTTGAATCATTGAGCCTCGCGCCTTCCTGCATCTCGGCCGCGATCAGCAGGCGTTTTCCTTTGACCTCGGCCATTTCCGGCTTGATATTCCTGCGGCAGCCGACCGTCAGCGTATCGGCGGAGATGTTGCTGCTGTAAAGGCCCAGCACACGGGACACGGCATTCCAGAAGGTTGATTTTCCGTTCCGGCCGCAGCCGTAGGAGATGATGAGCGCTTCCACAAAAACCTTCCCGATGGCGGCGAGTCCGCAGATCATCTGGACATAATCGATGAGCTCCTGATTTTCGCAGAAGATAAGGTTCAGACTGTCCTGCCAGAGCTGTTCGCCTTTTCTGCTGGGTGAAACGGACGTGATCTTGGTGATATAGTCCTCCGGGGAATGTTCCCTCGCTCCGGCGATGCCTTTGCGAAGATCATAGGTCGCGGCAGGCGTACAAAGGGCAAAGCAGTCGGCGTCCAGATCACGAGGCGAGATCTCCAGCATGGGATGCGTTTCCTTCAGCGTTGCGGTGATATTCTTGGAATCGCGGCGGCGGATCGCAAAAGACTGGTATGCCTTCGCGGCGAGAAAGGCTGCATAGGCTTCTGCCTGCGCGTCATTGAACAGGGCCTCGGCCTTGGCCTTTGAAGTTGTATCGAGGATTCCCTGAGCGCCGCAGTCCTTCAGGGCTTTCATTGCCTCGTGCATATCCTTTGCGGCTTCTTCCAGTTGGCGTCGGGTAAGTTCATGGGCGACGGCCTGTGCGCCGGGTTCGGTTTCTTTCCAGTAGTGCTCCGTGTACCGGATGAAATGCGTCGCCGGTGAATACCGCAATTCCCCGGAGAAGTGCTTCGCCAGTACCTCGGCCTGTCCGACGTCGGAGAAATCTGCCGGTTTATAGGAGATATTGTCGTTGTAAACCTCCGGTGGAACGTATCCGGCTTGTTGCTGGACTCTGGCGTAAAACCGCTGGGCGCTGTGCCAGATGGTCGAGAGTTCGGAATTCTCCAGTGGAGGCGTGCATTTTGCGGCCTCGTCAAGGAAGCACTGGTAAGCTTCTTCGCTGTCGCCGTATTTTTTGATGACCCGCCCGGCAAAACGGGACATGGTTGCGTTGCGGCTGCCTTCCGGTATAACCAGACTGGCTTGATGGCCTCCTGCCATATTTGCATCAAAGTCGTCATCCTCCAGAAACTCGGTCAGATTCATGCTGCCGGGAAAGATCTCAACATCTGGCGAAACCGTGCCAAAGAAGAACCGCGCGGCATCCAGCGCCTTGGTGTCGAAGTACGGGAAGATGGAATTGACCAGCTTCTTCATGTCGCTGTAAGCGGTCGCATCCGTCATGCGCGTGATCGGAAAAAGAATATGGAACTTCGGCCGAGCGGACTTTCCGTTTTTCTCGCGCATGTTGTAGCGGCTGTAGTGAACCACGAAGCAGACACCGGGAAAAGCGGCGGCGACGTCCGCAGGCAGTACCCAATTCTCCGGGTTTTCAGAATGGTCGTTATCGCAATCCACGGGCAGGCAATCCGCGCCAAGAAAATTGTCACCGCTTCGGTAGCTGTTTTTGTACTCAGCGCAGACGTAGTCGTGGCGGACCGCCGCCCGCAGGCTTTCCTCATCCGTGACCTCGGTTTTATTGGGATAAGAGCAGTTGCCGGGATTGCCGATGATGTCGGAACTATACAGGGTGAACATCAGTCGTGCACCTCCTTTGCACCATCCTCCAGCACCTTGGTGATGAATTTGAGCGCCGTAATGATTGTTTCAAGTTCGCAGTCTCCGCCGAGCGTGACCTCAATGCCCTCGCTGCCGAACTTGTCCCTTATTACATGGGCATCCATCTCAGTGGACGCCAGATCTTTAATGCGAATATAGGTGCGGCTGCCATGTCCGCCGTCGCCACCCTGATAACCGTTCGTGCCCGCTTCTACTTCGAGAATATTGGCGCTCACGACCTCGCGCTTATAAGTAGGAATTTCAATGCCGCCTATGCGGCGTGTACCTTCAGTGATTGCAAACATCTTGTACTTCCTCCAATTTTTCTGTGAAATAACGCAGGCGGTAGTTTTTCCACCTGGCTCTTCTGATTTCCGCCGTCATACCGGCTGTGATGTTGCTGCCGAACACCCAGACCTCGGAGCATTTGCTCATGAGTGCATTTCCGAAGAACAGCCCAAGTTCACGTTCGTTCGGATCGGCGTCATTCAGGAACTGCGGAAACAGCAGATGCGGCGCGATAGGGATATAGCCCTTGTCCACGGCAAAACGGCTGTAGCTCCGGGCGGCCTTGATGTTCCCGTCAACGTCACCGGCGTAAGGAGAGCAGATGTAAACAATCGGCCGGAAGGCGCGAAGCGCGTGTTCCTCTTTTTCTATCAGCGTGAGGGCCTCATAGGCGGTCGGGTCCATGTAGCCCTCAGCATTACGTTTATCAATACTCAATCGGGAGCCTCCTTTCACGACGGGCTTTAGCCCGTCTCTAATTCCCAATGGAGGTAAAAAACCGTTTTGGCCGAAAATTTCTCAGTCTTTTTTATAAAAATCTGTCTCATAGCCATCCGCGCGGAGAAGAAGACCCTTTGCCCACGGCGGCGTTCGGCCCATCTGGTCGCAGACCGCCTGCAGAGACATACGCGGATCAGCCTCGATGACCAGTTCATCGTGAATATGCATGACAATGGAGCAGTTTCGAAGCGTCCGCATGGCGTAACACAGGATATCCCGGCTGGTCGCCTGCACGATATTTTCCACAAATTTTGGACCATAGGAATCGAGGCGTTCCCATTTCTTCGTGCCGCCGACACCTTCGTAGGTGATACATTGTCCGCCGAACTTATTCTCGCCGATGCGCGGTTTCACATAAGCAAGTCTCCGTCCGGAAGGCAATGTAATAAAGAGCATCCCGCTCTGGCAGGAGAACACGATTCCGTGCGTACTGTTGGTGTGTTTGTTGCGGACGGCCTCCATAGCGGCGCGGTCCACATCCCACCAGAGCTTTACGATGTTCGGGTTCGTCTGCCGCCACGCGTCGACCAGCGGAGGAAGCTCGTCCTCGGTCAGGCCCATTTCCAGAGCGCCCATTGCTTTGAGCGCGCCGACCGATCCGCCGTAACCGAGCGCCAATTCCGCAATTTTGCCCTTCTGCCGCAGGTGGCCGTTGATGCCGTGCTTCTCAACGGGTACCTTGAACATCTGACTGGCGCTGGCGCAGTAGATGTCGCCGCCTTTGGCAAAGACCTCCTGCCGCCACCGCTCACCGGCGAACCATGCGATGACGCGGGCCTCGATTGCCGAAAAATCTGAAACGATGAATTTTGCACCGGTCCTGGGAACAAAGGCGGTGCGGATAAGTTGAGAGAGCGTATCCGGCACGTCTTCGTAGAGCATTTGGAGCGCGTCATAATTGCCGCCGCGCACAAGAGCACGAGCTTGCTCCAAGTCGGAAAGATGGTTCTGAGGCAGGTTTTGCATTTGGATGAGCCTGCCGGCCCAACGCCCAGTTCGGTTCGCTCCATAAAACTGAAACATCCCGCGCGCCCGGCCATCGGCGCAAACGGCGGTTTCCATTGTCTGGTATTTCTTCACAGACGATTTGGCAAGCTGCTGCCGGAGAGAAAGCGCCTTGCCGAGCGGCTCCGGCGCGATCTTCAGAAGTTCGGCGACGGCTTTTTTGCCGAGCGTATCCGTTTTCAGCCCATTGTCGGAGAGCCATTGCTTCATCTGCTGCACTGAGTTCGGATTGTCCAGTTCGGTCAGTTTTTTCATCGCGGCAGTGAGCTTTTCACGGGATCGGCGGTCCATGTCGATTGCCTGTCTGACCAGTGTCATATCCAAGGCAACGCCACGGTCGTTGATTTCCTGATCCAGATGGTATTCATCCCACACGGATTCCGGCACCGGGAAGTTAGCGAGCTTGGCCTGAATCGCCATTTCCGTTTCGACATCCCGGATGTTATATTTCTTGAACGTGGCCCATTTCTCCGGCGCATGGTACGGGTAGTTTCGGATACGCTGGCCGTTCGCCTTTGTCGGTGCGCAGGGACGGCAGAAGAACTTTACGAGGTCTTTTCCTTCCGTCAGCTTCTGCTTTTCAAGACCGAGGACCGCGCCGACGCCTTCCAGCGAAAACGGCAAACCCATCGTGGCGGCCCATATCATGGAGCAGTGCCATTGGGCGGGATCGAGATATTCGCCGGTCGGTAAGCCAAGATACCGGGACAGGCAGATCCGTTCAAAGCTGGCGTTAAACGCCCACTTTGTCACGGCTTCATCCGTGAGTGCGGCTTTGATTTCCTCCGGCAGCTTTTCACCGCAGGCAAGGTCAATAACCTGAACAGGACCGCCGTCCGCGCTATAGCCGAACAGAAGAATCTCAAAGTCAGGAGCCTCCACATAGCGGTAAACGCCTGATTTTGAGAGGTTGATGCTACTGAAAGTCTCCAAGT